AGCGCCGCTCCGCTCTGCGCCGCATACTTCTCGCCCATGCGCTGCAATGCTTCGAGCGGATGCGCACTGAACAGGCCCTGCAGCTCGCCGGCCAGCTTCTGCCGCTCCTCGCGCGCGGCCGCATCCATGTCCGCGTTCATCTCCGTCTGCGCGGCCTTCACGCGGCGGTTGTAATCGTCCTGACTGATCTCCTGCTGCGCGAGCTGCTCCTGATACTTGCGCAGCCGCTCGTTGTATTCCTCCTCGATCGCGGCCGTGCGCTGCTTCTCGGCCGACATCGAGCGGATCCGCGCCTGCGCCTCGATCTGCGCCGTCTCGTCGCTGTTGCGCCGCGCCAGCTCCACTTCCTGATCGCGCGCCCCGGAGTCGATGATGCCGGTACCGCGGTTCAGCTCGCCGACGTGGGCGGCGTAGTCCGGATTCGAAGCGTCTTTGCCGTAGGTTTTTTCGAACTCCTGACGCAGCGCCGCAATCTGCTTCTGGCCCTCGGCGCGGATCCGCGCGAAGCCGGAGATCTGATGCGAAGCGCTCTCATCCGCGAGCTGATCCACGCGCTGCGTGAAGGACTGCTCGGATGCGAGGATTTCGGCGTTCGTTTTGGTGGCGTTCGAGGCGTGATCCGTGAGCGCGTCTCCGAAGCGCTGATATTTGCCCCCGGCTTCATCCGCCAGAATGTCCTGATCGCGCGACTGCCCTTCGTAGCGGATCTTCGCAATTCCACTCAGCCCCGCGCCACCCGCCTCCCGCGCCCGCTTCGCGACAGCGTCACGTTCTTCCTCGATTCTGCGCAATTCCTCCGCGTGGAAACGGACGTAAACGGCCTGACGCGCTGCAACCGAATCGAGATCCTTGTCCTTCAGGTCTTCGATCGCCGCGGTCTCCTGAGCTACGTAGAGAGCCGAGCCGCGGAGTTGAGCCTGCGCCGCCTGTTCGCGCAGGTGTCGCAATTCGATCGCGTGCTCGCGCTCAAGATTGAACGTCTCAACTTCAGCCTCGCGCTGTGCGATCTTATTAGCGAGCCCTTCGACCGTCGCGCCGGAATCTGACGGCGTGGTGTTTCCCAGCGCCCGATCTTCCTGGTCGCTGTAGCGGCGATTCTCTCCCGCGATCTCTTTCCTTTTGGCCAGCTCCGCAGTGATCTTTTTCTCTCCCTGCAGCCGACCGTCGAGGGCGTGCGTGGATTCGATCGTCTGCAGGTTGATCTCATGCCGATCCGCGCGCTGCTGCGGCGTTAGCTTATCAACCTGTTTCTTCGCATCAACGGAACCTTCAGCGAAGGACGTCGCCGCCGTACGCGTCGCCACGGCCGCCGTAAAGTTCCCCGACAGCAGCTGGCCCCAAAATCCTGAACCCAGAGCCTGGGAGGCATCATTTAGCTTCTGCGCCGCGACCGTGGCCTCGTCGATGCGCGCCGTTGCGGTCTCGATCGAATGCGCGTTGCCGAAGTCTTGTTTTTTGGCCTTTTCGACCTCGACGTTATAGTCCCTCGCTGCCGCCGTCAGGGAGAAGTACTTGTCGTTGAATTCGCCGATCTTCTGAATGCCGAGCCCGAGTACTCCGATCAGGGCCGTCGCCCCAAAAATGGGAAAGGCCATCTCCATCGCGTCGGCGACTAACGGGAGGGTGGCGAGAAACTCCGTGGCAGCGCGCGTATCCCCAAAAATAGAGCCCTGGAGCGAACGCAGCTCGGCGCTCATGGTGCGAATGCTTCCTTCGCCGGCCGTGAAACTTCGCTCCAGCGATTTAACCCCGGCTGCCTGCGCGCTCGTTCGGCTCAGCTCCGCGTTGAGTTGCTGAACCCCCGCGGTGGCACTCTTGATCGATCCACTAAAATTGCGCACGCCGGTGACGGCGCCCTTCTCGTCGACCGTCAGCTCGATCTGGACCGCGGTGGCCATCTCAGCTCTTCAGCTCCCCCATGCATTCCCGGCAACGCAGCAGGTGCGTTGCGTTCGGCAGCCCGCAGTGCGGGCACGGCGGATGCCCCGCCTCGAAGCGGTTCCGCTCGCGGCGCAGCAGCAGCAGGCCTTCGACTTCGACGGCGAGCAGCGGCAGCTCGACAACGTCGAGCACGCGTTCGAGCCAGACAAGGTAGCCGATCCATACAAAGCAGCCGTCGGGCACGCTGCGCATCCCGTAGCGCATCTCCCGGCGCGCCTGCTCCTGCAACTCGGCGGGCGTGTCGCGCAGCGTCTTCGAGGCGACGGGGTAGTCATAGCCCTCCTCGAAGAACTCCGCGGCGGCCGTGGCCAGCTGATCCCACACGCGCGTCGCATCGCGCAGCCGTGAGGGTTTCGCTTTGGCGTCGGCATTCAATCACAGGATCTCAATCGACGAGCCGGCGGCGAACATCTCCAGCGCGGCTGTCGCCTTGTGGTGGCCATCCATCTCGCGGCGGATCGCTTCGACGCCGGTCAGCGGCTCGCCGCCGACGCTGTAGCCATCGACGGAATCGATCAGCTCGTCGTAGAGCTTCATCGCGATCGACTGGCGCACCGGGTAGACGGTAATGCCGTCGTCGCCAGAGCCGAGGATCCGCGTGCGCGCCGCCTCGAAGTTGAACTTGCGCAGCTGCTCGATCGAGGGATGCCGGAAGCGGTGGATGAGCCCGCTGTACATCGTCATCTTTCCGCTCTGGGCTTCCATCGACCAGCTCGCCGAGAGGGGCACCTCGACAAACTCGCTCAGCGCGCCGTCATCGGCATCGCGTTCCCGGCCCACGCTGCGCAGCACCACGCCCACGGCGAACTTGTGCTTGATCGGCAGCCGCGCCTTCCAGTTCTCGGCATCGACGCCGTCGTAGCCGACCACCGAGGTCACCGCAGTGTCGACCAGCTCGATCAGAGCCGTGTCGCTGTCGAAGACCTGCTCCTGGGCGCCCTCGTGGCGCAGCGTGCGATGCACGATGCCGGCGAAGAATTCTTCCCAGTCCTGCTGGGCGATGCGCCGGAAATGCCAGGTGAACAGATGCTTGTTCGGCCCGCGCAGCGCGACCGAGCGGGACTCGTCGAGAGGGAGCATGGCCTGCGGCGCTTTGCTTTTCTTCATTCCGTTTGCCTCCGGGAAAAAGCGGAGCGCGGCCGCCTCGGCGCACGCTCCGGGTGCAATGAAGCTGCCTACACAGCGGCCAGGTAGGTCGGCTGCGCATTGAGCACGGTCGCCGTCACCGGCACGCCGGTCGGTCCGAGAATGCAGGTCTCGTCGAGATTGATGGTGGTGGCGACGTCCTTGTTCTGCTCGCCGAGATCGGCGTCGGGCAGGATGACCAGCGGGTAGTCGAGCGTGAGCGACGCGGCGCCGGACGCGATCGCGATCTTCACTTCGAGCGGCGTGCGGTTCTTGTGCCAGTCGCGGATGTCGGTCGAGCCGTCGTTGGCGATGACGATCTTCAGCTTGTTCGTCGAGTCGCCCTGCCGGTTGAAGGCCGCCTTCGTGCCCACGCCGGCTCCGCGCCACTGATTCAGGGCATGATCGAAAGTCGCCTCCCAGCTCATCACGCGCGGCGTCTTCGAAACCGGAGCGCCCACCGGACCGATGGACACGGTCGCGTCGGATCCGTAGAGGTACTGCGCCGTCGGCAGTGCAGGCACCGTCACCATCGCGCCGTCCGTCACAGTCCCAAGCCCGATCAGATTGGCCTTGAACGTCACCGATCCCTTATCGGCGCCGGTGAACACCACCTGGGAGACGCCCATGTCGCTCCACTTCCGCTTCAGGGCGGTCGTGTCCTCGACGTAGACATTCGTCAGCAAAGCCGGATCGCTGGTGTCCCTCCAGGTCATCACATGCGAGTTCGGCGCGCCCGCGGTGAAGGTGTAGTTCCCCATGCAGAAGGCGAGCAGCCACGCGGCAAGAAAGTCGTCGACGCGGCCGGAGATCGTGCCGTCCGTCGTCTCGGCGATCAGGCGGTTCTCGCTCGCGAACGAGAAGCCCTTCGCGTAGTTGCGGTCGCTCTCGTTCTCCTGGTGGTACTGGAAAAAAGAGCTGGTGTCGGGGCGCGCCAGGTAGGTGAGCTCGGCGTCCGCCATCACTTCGCCGATGGTGGCCTGCTGATTCTGGCTGAGCACCAGGCGCCGCGAGATGCTCCTCTGAGTGTTAAACGATGCCATTTCGTGGCTCCTTTTGCTCGCCTTAGCTGAGCGGAAACTCTCGAACCGGGTGAATGATGCGTGCCGTGTGGCACAGAGTGTTGCCGAAGAAAACCAGCTTCACGCCCTCGACGCGCGGCGGTCCCGACCAGTCGAAGTAGACGTCGTAGCCTTCAGTCTGGAGGTGGCGGCCGGAGAAGCTGAGCAGTTGCGCGGCGATCGCGTCGAGCTCGTCCTGCCAGGCGCCTTCGCTGATTCCGTCCTGAAAGACGCGGTAGCCGTTCGCCACGATCTGATGGAGGGCCGCCGCCGCCTGCATCGCCTCATCGCTGCCCGCCGTCGCTTCGCGCGTCAGCATCCAGGTGTGGACCGCCAGCGTCTGACCCTCGACCGTCTCGTTGTCGTTGAACAGCTCGTTCTGCTTCTCGGGATCGGTCGTGTAACGGATCGAGTCGTAGATATTCGGACCCGCGCCGGCCACGCCTTTGAACACGGATACGACCGCCGCGATCGCAGCTTTGGAGTTCACGCCGCGCCTCCGGCGAATCCAAGCTCGCGAAAGGTCTCGGCCACGGCCGCTTCGAGGATCTCCGGAGTCGTCCACTCCAGCTCCTCGATCGCGCGTCCAAACATAAAGTGTCCCTGCGTGCCGCGCTGGCGAATCTTCGTCGCGATCGCGAAGGCGATGCTCATCACCTGCTTCTCGTCGCTGATGCCGAACTTCTTCATCACCCACTGCACCAGCGCCGAAGCCGGCGGCATGTGCGGGCGCGTGCCGGTTTCGACCGGCGCCGCATAGACGTCCGCGCCCACCGAAGGGCTGACGCCGATAATCTCGCGGCACATGGAAGCGTCGCGCACAAAGCTCGACGTGATGCTGGCCAGCAGGTTGCCGAACGCAACGGCCGGCGGCAGGTTGCCGTAAGGCGTGCTGATGTTCTGGCGCACGATCTCTTCGCCCCGGATGCCCACGCGTTCGAGGCCGCGCTGGACGCCGAGCATGAAGGCTTCCTGCATCTCCGGCGCGAGATTCTCGGCGCCGCGCAGCTGCGCGCTCCAGCTGCTCATCGCGTGTACTTTCCGTGGACCAGTCGATCCACTCCGGAATTCTGTTCGAGGAACTGATTGCCCAGCGACAGCGCCGGCCCGACTTCGGCCTGTCCGGTCGCGCCCTCCTCGATGCCCATGTGGTTGAAGTAGCGCTTGCGCAGCATCTTCGCCACGCCCTGCATCTCCTGCGACTTGGTGCGGTAGTTCGTCACGTCGGCGCTGAGCGTGGGATCGCCGACGTTGACGTAGTACGTCGCCATGTACTCGGCCGCCAGCGATGCGGCGAAGTCCACCAGCGCGAAGAAGTCTTTGCCGGGAATCGTCGAGCCATCCGCGAGATGGCGAGCCGTCCAGGTCACGCGGATCGAATCCTGTGGCGACGGCGCGTCGAAGTCGAGAAGGATCTGATCCGGCTGCCCCGGCGTCGAGTAGACGCGGAAGTCGGAGTCGAGGACGAGCTGCGGCGGCTGCTGGCCGATCGGGAACTCGATCCGCCGGATGATGGAAAAGTCCGACTCCCACACCGGCAGATCGTTTCCCTGGCCGGGAGCCACCGGCACCGGAAGATAATTCCCGCCGGTGCCGGCAACGTCGCTCACCACCACGAGCGGAGCATCGACCGAGTAGCGCTGCTGGATCGAGCGCTGCACGAACCCGGACAGCAGCGGCGCAGTCTTCCCCGTGGAGTCGTAGAAGACTCCGGGGATGGCGCCGGTGAAGTCCTGGATCGTGGAAGCCATCGCGTGCTAGTCGACCTCAAGGACGTCGAGAACAAGAAAGCCCAGCTTGGGCACGGTGGTGCCCGGCACTGCCGCCACGTCGACGGTGACGGTGTCGCCCTTGTTGAGCAGTGTGCCGCCGGGATACTGCGATCCGGAGATGATGGTCGTGCTCACCGCCGGACTGCCCGCGCCGACCGCGACGGAAAGGCTGCCCACGGCGTTGATCGCGGTGCCGTTGACTTTGACGTTGACGGTCGTCGCGCCGGCGCCGGTCCCGGTATCGCTCAGGCAAAGCTGCGCCTGCGAGACGCGCTGCTTGCGCGGCGAGACGTACGTGGCTACGCTGTTGGTCGCCGTCAGCGGCGTCGGCAGCGGGAGGGTGATCGTGCTCCTGCGAAAAGAGTCCTGCATCGGAAACCCTTTCTTCTGCTGTGCGACGGCCGCTCGTGCTGGAGCGGCCGTCACGGTTGAGTCGGTGCGCCGAAAGGATTAGCCGGCGACGACGTTCTTGCCCACGCCGCGGTAGTCGGTGATCGCGATTGCGAACACCATCTTCACCTTGTACTGCAGCGCGTCCTGGGTGAACTGCGTGCCGATCGTCGGCTGGTTGGCGAGGAAGATCTGCGGGTTCTCGATGCCGTCGAGGAAGCCGACTTCGATGAACGGCGCGTTGTTCTGATCCGTCCCGTAGTACCAGTCGGTGACGTCGGTGAGCTTCTCGTTGACGATGATCCGCTCGTTGTTGGCGCCGAACCGCTGGAAGAACGCGTTCGAGCCGGCCGTGTTGGTCTGGTTGATCTGGATCGCCGTCGCCTTGAGAGCGGCGGGCACCATCACCCAGGTCAGAGGCAGACCCAGCGGCTCGCCGGAATCCTTCTCCGTCTGCATCAGCAGCGAGATCTCGGCAGCGATCAGCGCATCCTGCGACAGCGCCGCGGAGCCGAGGTTGTTGTGCCCCGTCGCGAACCATGCCACCGCGTCGGCGGTGTAGTTCGGGTTGGCGATGAAGAAGCTGCTGATCTTGTTCTTCAGCGTCCAGCGGCCGGCCCGCGCCAGACGTCCGGGGAATCGCGCGATCGCGCCGAGATCGTCGTTGCGGATCGTCTCCTCGGAGATCGAGAGCAGGTTGCCGTACTTGACCAGCTGATAGGTGACCAGCTCGTCCGTGGGATACGCGATTTCCTGATAGGTGCCGTTTTCGTTCACGACCGCCAGCTCAGGGAAGAAGCCTTCGCGCACCCGATCCTGCAGCTTGTAATCGGAGATCGGCGCCGAGCGGTAGAGCTGGCTCAGACCGTCGATCGAAAGCTCCGCCCAGTCCTGCAGCAGCCGCTTGGTCATGCTGTTCAGCAGGATGTTCGGGAAGTCGCCCGTGATCACGGCTTCCGACGTCATCGCCTGCCGCCATCCGGCCCTCGTCAGCTGCGACAGGTCATCGTCGCCGGTGATCGCGGTGTACGCCTGGCGCAGCCCCCTGAAGGCCGGCACGCCCTTCGTCAGCGAGTCCTTCACGCCCATCGCGGCTTCCATCGCGAGCTGCATCTTGTCCGCGCTGTCGAGCACCACTTCGACGCGCGGCCGCACGCGGCCGACATTGCTGTACGACGCGAAGGCATCCCGCACCCGCACGATCTCGGCATCGATCGCCGCATCCGCGAGTTTGGCTTCCGCCGTCAGCGTCGATTCCAGGTGCTCGCGCACCAGCTTCGCGGCCGGCGCGCTCAGCTTCGACTCCGTCAGCTTCGTCTCGATGCGCGTGCGCGACTGCAGGCGATGCGCGTCGGCGAGGATAGTCTGCGCTTCCGCCGTGGTCATCGGCTTCGGTGCAGCGGGATCGGCAGCAGGCGGTTCAGCGACTGCGGTGGTGACTTTTTCGAGGAAGGCGGGATAGTCGGCTTCCGCGACGGTGGCGAATTCAATGCTCAGCTCAGCGCTGCGCGCGGCGTTCCTCTGCCGAAGCGCGGTGAGCAATTGAAGAATGGACTTCTTCATGGGTGCTCCTTCGGTAGCGCCTGCCGCGCCGCCGCGGTTGCCGCTGCGCGCCGTCCTGTTGGGCACGATTGCGGGAGATTGAGGAATGACGGCCGCCTCCTGCGCGGTCGCCAGATCGTTGCCGGCAAAGCTGGCGGCGGTGAGAAACTCGCCGCCGGCGCCGCCGCGCTGACAGAGATCCACAGAGAAGAGCTTGCCCAGCGACTCGGCTACCAGGCATTTCTTCCCCTCCACGATGCCCGGCCTGTAACCCACTGCGGCGAGCATGGAAACAGCAAAGAGGTTCAGCTTCTTATTGCTTCGCGCGTCGTCGAGCTTCGAGCGCAGATCCGCCTCCGCGGTGAAGAGCTTGATCGCGGAACGCGCAGATCCGTCGACGTAAGAGCCGCCCTCAAGCCACCCCGCGATGCGCTCGGGGTCGGTTGCGCCCGTCGGATCGCCGCCGCGCTGATCGGGATGGCGGCGCCCAAAAGGAACGCCACTCGCAGCCTCAGCAACGAGCTTCACAAATGGATCCGGATAATAATGCGGCGTCGACTGTCCGCTTACAAAGCCTGCCCCCCATCCGGCCTTCAGCACCGTGATGGGATAAGTGCCCGATTCAGCCGTCGCATCGGCTTCGGTCGACATGAAGCTGCAGGATTCCGCGACCGGCACATACGCCGTCGTCACTTCCTGAGCGCTGTCGAGCGTGACCTCATCGCCGTCGATCGTGTACGGGATGCGATACAGTTTGCCATCGCCGTTACCGCGCGCGATCAGGTACCCGTCGAAAGCTTCGAAGAGCCAGAAACGCTGGCACTGCTGCTCGTCGAGACCGAACTGCTCGCGGAGCGCTCCATTCAGCAACGACTGCCGCTGATCGAGCGAGATATCGGCAGCCTCTTCGGCCGCCAGCAGCCACATCAGACGCGTCGTTCGCATTACCACACACCTTTCCGGCGGATGCGCATACAGCGAGGATCGCGCCCCACCTTATAAAGAGAACCGCCGCGCGGAGCCGCTGTGCAGAGTGAAAAGAGTTTCACCGCACAACAGCTCCACGCGATGCTTTGGACTACGACGCGTCGGGTCCCTTTTTGCCCTTCTTCTTGCCGCTGTCGTCATCGTCTGCGACCGGCGCCGGAGCCGCGGGCGCGGGGAAGATATACTTCCGGCCGTCGATCGTGACGCACACGCTGCACATCGTTTCCTGCTTTTGTCCCGGCAGCTTCACCGGCTTCGTCTCCCTCCGGACCACCTGCCAGTCCTCCAGCGCGTCGATCTCGGCGGCCGAGGTGGGAGGCTTCACTGCCTGGATGGCGTTCGCGGTTTTCAGTGCGGCGATCCGCTGCGCGCGCTCATCCGTTGTGTCGCGCTTCGCGGCTTCCATCGCCGACTTATACGTCGCAGTCCACTTCTCCTGCGCCTTGTCGGAAAGGTGCGCCGGCGCGGGCGGCACCTGAATCGTGTCTTCGTTGTTCATGGCGGTCATTCTCCTTATGCGGCTGTGATCGAAAGGCCATAGCTGCGCAGCAGCGCGCGATCGCCCTCGGTCGGTTTCAAGAGATCCTCGCTGACGTACGGCACAACGAGGCAATGGCAGTTGATGGTGTTCTCCGCGGATCCGGAAGGATCGCGCGGGTACTGCAGCTTTTCTCCGGCAACGAGGAAGGGATCGCCTGGCTTCCGGACCTGGCCGTCGGCGAGCTCGTGGCTGATGCGCGGCACGCGCGCAATCGGAACATGCTTCCACATCTTCTCGACCTGCGGATGATGCGCGGCCATGGCATTGATGCGCGCCACCGATGCCAGCGACTGGATGCGCAGGATCTCGTTGCTGGCGATCGACAGGGCGCGCTCCGCGATCGGCGCGAACATCCCGGAAAACTCGCCGCCTTCGAGAGCGCCGCCGATCTCGGCCGTCAGCTGCGCCAGATCCATCCGCCCCAGCCACGCGCGCTGCAGCGCCGCGTTGATCTTCGCCGCCGAATCCCGCGTGAGTCCGCCGATCAGATCCGCCGTGTAGCCCTGCACCACCTGCAGCGCCGCTGTATCGATCACCGGCTGCACCAGCACGCCGCCCGTGCCGGCCGTCACCGTCGCGTCCACCTGCACCGCCGTCTTGCGGTAGACGTCGGCTTCCATTTTCCGAACCTCGGCCGAAGCCGCGTCGCTGAACTGCTGCATCGCGTTGTCGACCTGGCTTTTCAGCAGCGCAAGCCGCGCCGCGGTGTAACTGGAGGGCGCGGTGCGGGCGACGTCGGCGAGGATCTCGCGGCTCAGATCCCGGAGCAGCGCAAGGATCCTGCGCCGCGCTTCCGGCGCGAGCGCGTCCGCCTGCTGGGTCAGCAGGTCCAGCTGCGCGGCGTAAGCCTGGGCGCGCGTGTCAGCCATCGCTCTTCACCTGGAACATCCTGCGAAGCACACCTTGCTTCGCACACTCCAGTAGGCCTACCTGCGCGTTGAGGGGCGCGTTTGACATTCGGACAAGGTCCCCGGATTCATCTGTAAAGACGACGATGACCTCGCGACCCTCGCTCTTCGCGAACTCTTCCATCGCCTGGATCAGGACCTCTGTAGCCGTGCGCGTGTCAGCCATCAGTTCACCAGGCTCCTGCCCTCTTCTTCGTCCAGCAGATCGCTGTCCGGACCCTTCCCGGCCGCGTCCTTCGGATTCGGCGCCGGCGATCCCGGATTCCCGATCCGGTCGAGCGCCTGCGCCAGCGCCGACTGCGGGAAGAACTGATCCTGCTGCTTCGCCGCGCGATCGTCTTTCTCCTGCTGCGCCGCCTCGTATTCCTCGGCCGAGTCCGGAATGTCGACGCCGATCTCGGCCAGCACGGTGTGGAAGGCGCGCGCGGCCGTCTGGCCTGTAACCCAGCCGGCCTGCTGTCCGGCCTGCAGCGCGACCGCCACGCCCTGCAGCGTCTGCGCGCCCTTCTCGAGATCCTTCACCGCAATCTCGGGAAACTCGATGTTGAAGCTCAGGTCCACGCCCGCGGGCAGCACGCCGGCCAGCTGCGCCCGGTCCAGCGCAAAGTTCAGCATCGCGGTCACAATGCGCGAGAGCTTGTTCTGCCGCCCCTGAATCTTCTTGGTGAACGGCGCATTCATCTCCAGAGCCGAAGCGCGATTCGCGTCGTCGCCATCGCCCAGCAGCATCATCGGAATGCCGGCGCCGCCGGTGCCGTACTTCTTCACCATCGACGCGCCGGCGGCCATGTCCGCGCCTTTGAAGTCCGGTGTCTTCGCCTCGACACTCACGCGCTCGTTGGTCACCAGCACGCCACCCTGGCGCGGCGGATCCTTCGTGAGCTTGTTCTTATATTCATCGGTCTTCTTGTCGTCGGCGCCGCTCAGCACGTAATGCCAGACGAAGGAATTCAGAAAGCGCACCTTATCGCCGAAGTCGAAGATCATCTGGTCGAACAGATCGATCCAGTCCGCCAGCGCGAACAGATCGCTGAATCCGCGGCTCGCGCTTTTGACCTTGTTGATGGCGAAGTAGTAGCACTCGCCGTTCAGCCGGCCGAAGGTGGTCGACTGCGGATCCTCGTCGCGGCGGATCAGCAGCATCGGCTTCTGCAGCACCTCGCCGACTTCGCGCCGCAGGCGCACGGCATACGGCACGTTGATCGACGCGGTACCATCGGAGGTGGCCATCTCCGCGAACTGGATGGTGTCGATGTTCATCGGATCGATGTAGCCGTTGCGCACCTTGCCGTTCACCGGATTCACGGCCACCGGGATGCACATCTCGCCGAAGATGCTCAGCTCGTCGGAGTAGCTCTCCAGCTGCTCGTCCATGTTGTTGACTTCATCGTTCCAGAAATCGTCGATCACCTGCTGCACGCGCGGATCCACGGCTGACACGCGCACGCCTTTGCCCAGCGTGTACTCGCGGAAGATTTCGATGATGCGCTTACCGAAGGGCGTGGTGACCGCGAGGAAGTAGCACACCTGCAGCATGCGGTCGTGCATCAGCGGATTGAGGTCGCGCAGCGTCGCCAGCGAGGTGATGCGGCGGAAGCCGGGATCCTCGCCGTCGCCGGTGGTCAGCGTGAACAGCTGCGGCGCCACCGCCTCGGCCGCCAGCCGCTCCTGCTCGGTCAGCTTGCCCACGGTGAGCATCTTCATCGCCGCCGACATCAGCGTCACATCGCGATCGCTGAGCTTGCTGGTGTCGATGCCGCCCTTCGCGAGCAGCGCTTTCGCGCCCGACTCGGCCGCCACCGTGCGCGCTTCTTCCCAGCGCTTCGCCTCGTCGAGGTTCAGCATTGTCAGACTGTTGCGCTCCGCCAGACTGCGCTGGCGCGAGAAGATCGTTTTGAGTGTCTTCGGGATCAGGCCCATCGGGTGCTCCTTCCGCGCTGAATGAATTCCCTGCCGCCGCGACTTTTGCCGCTCAGCACTTCGCGGCCTTCCTGCGGATCGCGCCCGCCCGCCTGCGCGTTCGAAGAGGACATGGCCGCTTCAGCGCCGCTGTCGGCCGCGTGTTCCGCCAGTGCGGCCGCCCAGAATCGGTCGGCGTGCGCGAACACCTTGCGCTTCGCTCCGCCAGCCACAGCCGACTCCAGTTCGATCCGCGGCGCATCGAAAGTCACGCCGGTGGACGTCGCTTCGCGCTTGATCGACTGCAGCTCGACCCGCACCTGGTTGTCGTAGGGGATCCGGAAGTGCGCCGCTTCGAGCACGCGCTTGAACTTCACCGCGAGATCCACCTTCAGGCGCACGCCGTTGTCGTTCGTGCCGCCGAAGCTCACGCCCATCAGCTTGCCGCCGTTGGTCTGATCGAGCAGGTCATAGAGCGCAATGCCCATGCCGGTCGAGTCGATCGCGGTGCGCGTCGTCATGCGCACCCACGGATCGAGCGTCTCGTACTGTTTCGGGAAGGGGTAGGCGTGCAGCGGCAGCACAAGCCGCGTCATGCGGATGTCGCCGATCCGCTCCACCATCCACAGCACCGTCTGATCGTGACTGCGCGCCACGTCGATCCCGGAATAGAGCGCGCCGCGCGCCTCGTAGCCGGCAGGCCAGTCAACGGTGGCTCCTGAATCCTCGGCCTGCTGGATGAGCTCGATCGACAGCCACGCGCCCGTCGCTTTCAGGAACGCGCAGCAAAACTCCTGCGCCCAGGTGTCGGCATCCTTGATGCCTTCGCGCATCTCGTCGATATCGATGGGGCAGCCGTCGGCGACCGCCATATGCACGTCGATCCAGTGGCCGGTCCACGGTCCTTTGCGAATCGGATTCGGCGATGGAGCCACGCCGTCGGTGAGGCCGAGATCCTTCGCGAGATCGAAGAACTTGCCCTGCTCGCCGTTCGGCGTCGAGAGCACATCGAGCCGGTTGCCCAGCGCCACCTGGCGGAAGATGGCCGCCCAGATCGCATAGCTGTCCATCTGGTGAGCGAACTCGTCGAGCACCGCGTCGCCGGGATAACCGCGCGCCGTGCGCGGGTTCGCGGCGAGCGCCATGATGCGGCTTCCGTTCGCAAACTGGATGCGCTGCACGAGGAAGTCGGTGGCGCTGATATCGTCCTGCCAGCGCTCCGCGTATACCTCCGACACCGCGCCGATGGCCTGAATGTTCTTCTTGCAGGTATCGACAAACTCCGTCGACTGCGCCTGCGAGGGCGACAGCACCGTCGTCGTCGAGCCTGGGCGCTCCAGCCGGCGGAAGATGTGATCGACGCCGGTGGCGTAGGAGTAGCCGATGCGCGCGGACTTCACCGCCAGCTTGAAGCGCGTGCCGTCGTCGAGCCAGCGCTGCTGGTACGTGCGCAGCTGGATCACCGGCGGCAGCGTGCGGTCGAAGGGAACCACTTCGACGCGCGGCCGATCCGATTCAGGCTGCCGCGGGGCGCGGCGCGGGGCCGATGCCGAAGACCCGCTCGCGGATGCGATTGATGTCGTCGGCGGTGAGGGCTTGCCCCTTCGTGATTTTCTTTTCTGCGGCATCCATCTCCCGTTCGAATTTCCTGCGCTTCAGCTCCGCGTCCTTCTCCATCTGCGCCAGCTTCCGCTCGTCCATCGAGACCTTGCGTTCCTTGATCGTGTTTTCCCGCGCGCGCTGCATCATCTCGGCCAGGCCGAGCAGTGCGCCGGCCGCGGCCATGCGCCCCTTCGGCGAAGCGTCTTCGGCGAGAACGGAAAAGATCTGATCGCGCGCCGCGTGCAGCACAGCCTCGTCGTCCTTCGTCACAACCGATTTCACGAAGGCCGCGGCGATGGTGCGCGCCTGTTCCGCCCGCGCCAACGTCTCCGCCGTCACCTGCGAAATGCGCAGGTCATACCAGCGGTGCAGGTTCGAATGCGGCAGCTTGCGGCCCGGAAACAGCTTGCGGACGGCGGGATCGAGATTCTCCCAGTCGACGAAGCCGCCGCGCCCCCGCGCCCACTTCTCGCTGTAGGGCAGCGCGGAGATCTCCTCGATCTCCTGCCACGTTTTGCCGCGCGCGTTCTTCAGGTACTGGATCGCGTCCCGCGTCTCGGGCGCCAGCTGATCGATCTTCAGCGGCTGCTGGCGCTGGCGGCGATCGCCCGTCCTGGCTCTCGTTTTGGCCATCGGCTTAAAACTCCAGGGCGGGATCCCGCGGGCGATTCTCTTCCACCTGATCGCGGCCCGCCGGCGTCAGCTCGATCTTCTCCAGATACACGCGGCCGGTGAACGAATCGTGGCGCTGCACGTAGCGCACGTAACCGCGGCCCTCCAGATCCTGCAGGATGGTGACCGCGTCGCCGATGCCGATCTCGAAGGCGAGCGACTGCAGCGCGTGAGTCACGCCCACGTCGTCGTAGCGCGAAGCCTGCACATTGTGACGAGCCCGAAGCAGAAGCAGGATCTGGCCCCTCAGCCGTCGACTGCGCTCCGGCGTCAGGTCAGTGAACATGGTCTTCCCCCGAAGAAACGGTTTCGATCTTGAGTTTTCTGGCGATGCTGTCGAGTGTGGCTTCCGTGCGCATCTGCCTCCGATGGATCCGGTCCATCTGCTGGGCCGTGTAAGAACTCAGCGTCTGGATCTCCTGCAGCTGACGGTCGTCCTTCTGCGCGATCGCGCTCATCGCCTCCGCCATCTGGTGTTGTGCGCGCGCGCCTTCGCGCTGGATCTCCACCATCCGCTCCAGCTGCGCGCCCAGGATCATCACCACCACCATGGCGATGAAGAAGTTCGGACCCCACGCCTGCAGCAGGGCGAACGCCTGCTTTGGATCGCTCTCGAGAACCCGGCCCACGACCAGAAGAACCGCCGCGACCCCGACCCCGCCGAAAACGACGTTGACGTACCGCACCCACCCCGACCGGAACCCGATCCGGACGTCCGTTCCCGACTCTCCCCCGCCCTGTCGAATTCCGAACATTTTCCTCACACCCACCCAAAAAACGGTCTAACCGCAAGACTGTAATTCTCGACGCTATTTTTCCTGCGATTCCTGGGCGATCTGGAGAGCCGCCTGGAGTTTCTGGGCCTGGACATCCTTCCACCCCCCTGCGAGGCCTTAAAACCGATTTCTGGCGATTTCGCGGTTCCCAGGCTTTTAGCCGGACTTCCCTCGGGATTCCTGGCTACTTGCGGTATTTCCGTCCGCACGCGATTTCGGGCGCCTCTCGCAAATTGCCTTCTACAGTCCATGAGCCTCCGCGAAGCCTTCCATCCCTCGGACCGACCGCGTCCCGGTTTTCACCTGGACTCGCAGCAGCGCAAGAACGAGCTTCCGGCGAGATAGCCGGAAGCGGTGCATGATGCTGGCACCGTCGTCTCCGCGCGCTACAAGCTCCAGCAGATGCAACTCGTCCGGTTCCAGGCCGAGATCCTGAGCGCGCTTTGCCAGGCTGGGAAACTCGATCTTTTCCGCCCGCTTCATGGCAGCACCCCCGTCTTCTTCCCGCACGCGTACCAGTCCCCCGCGATGCACTGCTGGGCGTCGGCCAGCGGCAGCTTCCCGGCACAGACCTTCCGGTGCAGCGCGTTTTCGAGTTTGTCTTTGGTGTGGAAGCCGATCGTTCCCGGCGCATCCACCGGCTGCGGCCACAGGTTGCGGTCGTCATTCGATCCGCCCAGCTCAATCGAGATCAGGTGATCGATCTCGTAGCCCTTCCCCGGACAGCCGCTCGTCTGGCCATATGCCGCGCAGATCCGCTTCTTC